TCTTGTGCTTTTTGTCCCAAAGCCTGTTTGCTATCATAAGAAAGTATTTTTTACTCTTGCTTATATCTAAATTCATACTTAATACACAACAGTATTTATTTGTCATCACTTACCTCTTTCTTGAGAGTGCCTGTGCCTGAACATACTTTACATTGGAGGTCATATCCTGTTGCGTGACACTCAGGACACACCTCTTTGCCGGAGGAGAGGATGGCGTCGGCTAACTTTACCGAAAACTTTTTCCATTCCTTTTGCCCTTCGGAATTAAGAAAGAATTTGAGAGGCATCTTTCTCATTATTATCTCTATCAACTCCTCCCTGCTTAATTTACAGGCAGATTTAGAGGTAGGGGCTTGCGTGAGTATTTTATAATTTACATCTTCTCTCGCGTTAATTGCCGCTTTTATAACATCGTCTATGGGGTCTTTTTTATAGTCCAGTGCCCCAAACTTACAACATTCACCACATTGCATTTCCCCGTTATCTCCGTATAATCCTCGATGCCCGTGTGATGCCCATAGATAACGTCTTAATGCATCTTCTGATGACTCGCTTATTTCCTTACGGGCAGGTGTTTCTTTCTCGCGTAAAATACATAATGCCTCTAACGCTTCTTTGAGTGTATAACCATCGCTTCCTTGCGTAGATTTATTTTCAAACTTAATCAATATCTCACTTGCTTCTTTCCAAAAATTACTTGGGCTACTTGGCATTTTATTCTCCTTTTCACGGGCAGAGATATGACCAAAGAGGACATAAACCAAATCTTGTAGCGATAATTCCCGCCAATTTAATGGTATAAGATTTGCAATACCTCCTTCGCTCATCATCTCCCCGACTTTACCCCTATACTTTAACCCCTTTTCGGCTAAGGTTAAGGCACACCATACACAATTTCCGCTTATCTCGTCCTTGTCTATGTGTTCACATTGATATTGTCCATCATCCCGTAGGCGACCTTTCGTGCTAAAGATAGAGCCACCAATGACGGACTGGGCGAGGGAGAGGGCAGTTCGTAACGCAATATCCCTTGGATTAACTTGGCAACCAACATATTGTTTGCGATTTTTAAGCCATTCCTCTATTACTTCTACCGCTTTCTTCAACCGCTCGATGTCCATCAGGTTATCTCCTTTGTTGAATATTTTTCTGCTCTTTTTGTTCTGCCTTTCTTACGCAATCACGACAAGCAGATTGGTCGGCAACCGTATAGGCATAAACTTTGTATGGCTCACCGCATATAGGACATTTTACTGTCTTGCTTTCCATTAGGTTATCTCCTCGTTATCTGGTGATATTTTCATTGTTATTTTATAGCCACTTATAAACTCCGATATTGTACAAAGAAATCCTGCTATAACAATAAACGGTGTAGCCAATGCCATCCTTGTCACTTCTTTTAATTCTTTCCTTGATGGGAGCATATTAGACCTCCTCGATTGTGATACGGACTTTAACAGGTTTTTTTCCATCGTGTTCATTACTCATATAATATTCTTCTGTATCTTTGAAAACATTTTGTACATAAATTTCTCCGTAGCAATTATAATCTAAACATAAGTTGAAAAATTCTCTTGCAGTATATCCTATTAACTTTTTCTTTGCCATCTTACTTTCCTCCTTCGTCTTTAAGTTGTTCCTTTAGACTCCTTAAACTTTTCCCTACATTCATCACTCCGAATTAAATCATAGATTTCCGTACCCAAATAAGCGTCAAACAAATGACATCTAAATTGATTGTATGAATCTACCCTTAGCATAGGGCAATCTTTGCAACCTTCTACTTCTATAATTATTTTGACTCCTCCGCTCATCTTACTTTCCTCCCAGTAATCCGGTTATCCTCTGACGGACATCGGTGAGGCACTCGTTATGTATCCTTGCTTCATTATCAAAAATATATGTTTCTCCTAATCTTAGTATTTCTGAGCTGACGGGTTTACCTGTATATTTATTTTTCCATACACCTTTTTCTTCGGGCAACTCTGCCAAGATTGAGGAGAGGAGGAGGGCGAGGATGTTATCAAGATATTTATCTATATCCCTTTCTTTTCCTCCAACAAAATACTGGCTATCAAAAGCATCTCTTACTATCTCCCTCAATTTATCTTTTAAGGTGGACACAGATTTTTTACCCATCTGATATTTCATAGGGTTGCCCTTCCAAGATTAGAGATATTTATTGCCGCATTTACATCTGCGTGTGCAATATGACCGCAGGAAACGCAGTTAAATATCCTATCATCTCTGCTCTCTTTATCCACGACACCGCATTTCGAGCAAGTAATAGAAGTTTGATAAGGATTTATCCTTATGATCTTAACTCCATTTTCCTTGCCCAAAATTTCGAGTCGGTTAGCAAAGCAACTCCTTGCCCATCCTTGAAGATTTCCGCTCCGCAGATTAGCAAGCCGTTTCGGGCTCTCAACAGCGATACCGACGCCGAGGTTTACAGAACGTCTGATAACTCCCTTAGCCTCCCTGTCGAGAATTTGCTTAACACACGTCTTTACTTTTTTTGAAACTTTATGTCCTTGCCTTCTTCTCTCTGCATACCTTCGTTTTTGTGTTCTTATAACACGAGATAATCCGTGCCCTTTATATCCATCGGAAGTTACGACAGAATGGATGATACCTACATCACATCCTATTATTTTGTTTGGAATTTTAATAACAGGAACAGCCTTAGATAAAAACACAATAGCATAGACATTATTATTTATAAACTTGACTTTACAATTTCCGGAAAGTTTCCACCCGTCTTTTAACGCTTTATTCAATACCTTATGAGATTTAGCAGGAATAGCAACCATCTTTGCTTTTGTCCATTGATTTGAAACCTTAACCCAATAATCGAATCTACTATCTTTTGATTTTTCTATTTTGGCATAATTAGATTGGTTTATGGCATAAGGAACATTTATCTTAACGCCTTCTTTTCTGTTTAGACGTTTCAATCCCTTGACCATTTTATGAGATTTATATTTTGCTTGGTTAGCTAGTGTTCCCATCCCCTTTGTAGAGATCTTATCTTGCCCAAAGAAAATCCTACCCAAAAAAATATTCATATATTGATTAAAGCGAAGGTTGGTATAGCGAGCGGTGTCCAGCTTCGATTTATTGGCATAAAGTTTTAACTTATAACTTCTTTGTAGTTTTTGGGCGACCACCGAGTTTTCCGTTCTCCCTTGAAGCACTGATTTTTTTATCCGAGCGCGATTTACCACCTTTGCGTCCGATTTTACTTAAATATGTTTTAATCTCTTTACTCATAGTCATATTTTACCTAACCCGCTTTGATTTGTCAAGTCTTTTTTTAACTTAATCTCGGTTTCCTTGTTTAACCTGCCGATTTCACTTTTCAGGTATAATTTTAAGGCTTCGAGATATAACATATCGTGCCTCTGCTTGGTCGCCTCTATTTTTAATAACTTTTCTTCATAGTCCTCGCCCTTCAATTCTTTTATGCGGGCTAAGGTCTTGGCATTGCGCGCATCGTTTGCACCGTTATGATGCCAAGCATAATGTTCGGGAAACCACCGGCATAAGAGTATATTCTCCGACTCAAATTCAAGGCGTGGATGGGAAGACACACGTAAAATATGAAAACGGCCTACAACACAATTAGCATCACCGGATATTTCACACTTATTGCCACGTTGAAGCCGTAAGAGTTTAAGATGTAAATCCCCCGTAACTCCTTTTAGCCGACCCCTTGCGGATGAGGGTTTAAGGGTGTGGTATTTCAAAACGGTATATCCTCCTTTTCAATAGGACTTCCGCGTTCGACTTTACCCCCAAATACCTTGCTTACCATGTCCCGTGTCTTTATCTGTTCATCCGTTGCTACAAGTCCGATCTCTTTCTTAACCTCATAACAATAACTATCAAATGCCTTCCGGCTTGCGTAATGCCCATCTTCGGCTATATCTTCGGGCGAAATCATATCCCTCATAAGGCGGCGTTCATTTATCTCAAGGGAAAGATTCATATGATCGGTCTCAAGACCATGTTTGTATTTTAAGAATATCCTTTCCTTGTCCTGTGTTTTAAGGGTGAGAAAATTTTGGTAACTGCTATAATTGGTTTCTATCCATTCGGGGAAAGGTTTTTTATGTTTAATGGTATAGGTTCTGCCTTGCTCATTTTCAAGCGTCTCAAATACCCCATCTTCACTTTTGTAAATTGACTTATACACTTATTTGTTCTCCGGTTTAAGGCCGAACTGCTTTCGCAGAGCTTCAGGATCGGCGCGGTTATCATACTTACCCTCAAGAACCTTAACATAATTGTTGTCGTTGGCTATAAACCAGTCAACGGTAGCTTTCCATTCCTTGCCGTTCACTTTGCCGTTGCAGAAGTCGCTTTCGGCTATTTTTTTAATCGTGGCAGCATAATTTTCAACGAAATGCTTGTTTTTAATTCGTTCCTTTAAGTGTCTTTTCCGTTCCTGTGAAAAGGTGAAGATTTTAGGCAAAGAAGTAGCGTTCCATATATCTACTATATTCTTCTCTATTCTATTCTCTTCTTCTCTATTCTTAGCGACTTTCTCCGAACTCTCTCCGAACTCTCTCCGAACTCTATTTGAATAATCGTCATAGTATCCAACAAATTGAGGGACAAATATAACCTTATCTTTTATATAGCGTTCTTTATTTATTAGGGTTACGTTACACATTTCAAGTATCATTTCCTTAATTTTTTCTACTTCAATTTCAGTATCTTTTGACATATCTTCAGGAGAAAGTTTGTCTAAAGGCAAACAACAGTCTTTTCCGTCCTTGGCGACCGTTTCCAGCAAATAGAACCATAGTCCATAGGCCAAGAACCCAAACTTCCGGCGCAGTTTTTTGAGCTTAATATCATCAAAACTATTTGTGCTATGCTTGAACCAGCGCATTATTTCCCCTTAAAAAATTATCCCTATCAGGCTGAACATTTGTTCTGCTTGCATCTTGGGAGGTGTAAGCACCTGATAGGGATAATAAAAAAGACGGGATCTCTTTCCCGTCCTTACTTACGTTTATCCGGTTCATTTATCTTACAACCTCCCGTTTGTGCCTATAATATAACATATTGCTCATTTACCTGTCAAGCACTATTTACAAAAAAGATGATACTTCGCGAACCTTTTTCCTGTCGCCTCGTCCTTGACCATCTCGGACACGATCGGATAGTTAATGCCGTCCGCCTTGCCGTGAGCTATGTCCCATGCTCTCGCACCGATTCTGAAGCACCCAAACAATTTGAGCGCGGATAACGGGGTCAGGCTGCCGCCATCTTTGAAATATTGGAGTATCTGCTGGTTCTGTGTGTTTTTCATGTTCTCCTTTTTTATCGGGGGCCCGGCAGCCAAATTTACCGGCCTCCTGTTGACTAACCCTATTTCTTGTATGCCTCTATCCATGTTAGGATGCTGTCCAGATGTATCGCCTTGATTTCTTTGGTATGTTCGATGGCATAGGTCTTCAGGAGATAGGTTTTCACCTCATCATCAGGGATGCCTTTTGCCTTCCAGCGGGCATAGACGAGCTTGGCCTGGTTCGTGTTGATGACGGGTTCGGCCTTATCGGGATTATCATCGCCGTTACCTTCCACCGGACTATCGGTTTTGTGGGGTATTACTTCGCCTTCGACCATATCCTCGATGTCTTGGGTGAAGATGTCGCTCGCGGCGGTAGCGGAGAGAATACCGTCTATGTAGGCGCGCTTCTTGGCCATCTTTAAGACGGTATTATATGTGTCGGCGATGTCGGGGTTCTCCATCTTCTCGCCGAATTCTACAATCTGCCAGGTGCCTTCGACTTTGGCTACGCCGAATCCCCGCCCACCGATGATTTCAAGGGCTTCCTGGGCCTTGCCTTCCTTCTTTAGGTTCCAGTATTCTTTCGGGACGGGTTGATCGGTGGGTTTCTTTTCTCCGCCGCGATAGCGATATTTAGCTTCCATCGTGGAACATGATCCCACGCCGGTTGACATCTCTACCCCTGCGGAATTCATAATGTGGCAGTAGACCCTTATCTCGCGATGTCCGTTTCCCATATCCGTAAAGCTGACATCCTTGTTGTTGTCTATGACAGGGCGCAGCCGGAACGTAAGGGATAATTTCTCGGCGCCAGGTTTTAACAGGGTGGGTTTCGTGCCACAGCCAGGGATAACCCCGTAATGCTGGCCTTCTTTCATTACGCCGCGCATAATCTCCTGTATCAGGTTTATCTGTCCTTTGACCTGATCCAAGGTTAAAGCATTGTCCTGCTTTACCAATTCTCCGTCCATGTTACCCTCCTTTGTTATGGTTTGCCCCAATCATTTGATAAGTAATCTGCCTTGAAGTAGATATATTTCGCATAACTTTTGTTACTCTTAAACCACTTATCGACCTGCTGCTGGCTGACATCATAGATAATCTTAACATTGTATTCTGTGCAAAACCTTTGTTTCATTTCTTTGGTTGTTAGAGTGAATGTCCCATCTTTGATGTAAAATTTTGACTGGTAATGATACCAGAGATAGCATAGGGCGCGCCAAGATGCTTTCATCTGTAATCCGGCCAATTGCCGTCCTCATCATAAATTGATGGTTTACCGAATTCGAAATCTTCTCCATTGCGATGGTTCATTTTTTCTCCCTTTCCACCGGCGCTTCCGCCAATTCGATCTTTGTGTCATCGGTCACTTTCTGCGCCGCCTTATCATAGGCATCCGAATCATCTTTGGCGGATATGTTGATGCAGTCTATCTGCCGGCCCTTATAGGAAATGTCAAAGCGGTAGTGTTTCATAGGATTTCCACCTTTACGTTTATTACTCCGGTTTTCAGATCCGCTATCTTTTCAAACGCGCCTTTTGATAAGTCTACAATCCTGCCTTTCTTCCAAAGTTTCTTATTCGGGCCGAAATCATTATGCCGGACGATTACCGATTTGCCGTTGTCCAGATTCGTCACTTTGTAGAACTTGCCAAAATCCCTTGATCTCATAGCGCAGGTCAGGGCATTTTCATCAAAGCGTTCCCCACTTGCTGTCCATACGCCCGAAGTCCCTTCGCGGACACAGGAGTCATAGGTATAATACGAAGCGGTCTCGGCCCATGCAGGAGAAAAAAAGCCCCCTATTAAGACAGCCGCGATTATTGGGGAGATGACAATGAGGCATAGGGAGCGGGTCATTTTTGCGATTTCTTTACGAGGAAATAATTCCGCAATATCCTGCGGATGGTCTTGCTGACGTTGCCTTCTTCTTCTTTCCTGCTCGTCTCCTTGAGAATTTTTATCATTTCCTCGTCGAGCCTGATTCCTATCAGTTTCTTCGCCATATAGCCTCCTTTTAGTATGCTTCTATATATACACTATAAAACAATGTTTGTCAAGAACTATTTTAATCTCATATAAAATAATCTTCTTGACAAAATTAAAGATTGGTAGCATACTTTAGCCGATAAGATTTTAAGTATTAAGAGGCCCCACAAGAATGGGCTATCCGCACAAGGATGCGGGTGGCCCTTATTTTTTTATGGAGGCGGCAATGATATTCAGATGTCATGGAGGAAGGAAGCCGAAGAAGTGAATGGAGCGGATCGAGATAAAGACTTTGACGCCGGAGGAGATAGAAACACTCCAAGTGGATGCGGCATTGCGGCTCATCGGAGAGAATACGGTTTTATTGACAAGGGTAAACCGGCAAATAGGTGAAGCGATTGTCGCGCGGGGAAAAGCGGATATGGAATTACAGCAGGTAAAAAACGATAAGCAGACGCTTGTCGAATTATTGCGCGCGCTTAAAGTGCTTTGCGAGAGGGCATGATGGAATCAAGATTATTGGAATACAAAGAAAGTGGACAACGTAAGTCAACGAAATTTGAGCCATCGGCAGAACAGCTCGTTTTCGCAAGATTTTATATCGAATGTAAAGGTAATATTACCGCAGCCTCAATTCTTTATGGCAATCCTTCCCGAAGCATTTATTATATCTGGGTAGAACAATCCGGATTTCAGGAATGGTTGCAGGAATATGCGAAAACAGAAGTCTTAAAACATCGCGGCCGGTGGTATCTCCTGCTTGAGAAATTCGCGGAGAAAGGTTCGTTCCATCACCTTGACAGATTGCTTGAGATAGCCCGTGAATTTACCAAGCCAAACGGCATAAATATAAATATAAATACCGAGGGTAATACGACTGTCGAAACTCCGCATGCGGTAATATTTACAGCGGTCAAAAATGATTTGGTGAAAAGTGAATGCCCGAAGCCATAGTTTCTTACATGCCGGAGAAGGCGCAGATTGTCGTCGGCTCAAAAGCCAGATACAAAGTCTTGGAAGGCGGTCGCGGTTCGGGCAAGAGTTATTCCTTTGCGGATACTTTGATAGCGAGGGCAGCGCATGAGAAATTACGTATCCTATGCACAAGAGAAACCCAGAATTCAATCAAGGATTCGGTTCACCGGCTTCTTTCCGATAGGATCTCGGCGCTTCAGTTTGATAAATTCTTCGTTATCCAGAAAGATTCGATCTATTCTTCATCAGGCGCAGAGTTCATATTTAAGGGCCTGCATCACAATATATCTGAAATCAAATCGACTGAAGGAATCGATATATGCTGGGTTGAGGAAGCTGAAAGGGTATCTGATTTCAGCTGGACAGTTCTTATTCCTACTGTCCGCAAAGAAAATTCCGAGATATGGGTTAGCTTTAATCCCGAAGATGAGAACAGTGCCACCTACACACGATTCATCAAAAACCCCCCGCCCGATTGTAAATCAGAACATCTTACTTATCGAGATAACGAATTCTTCCCTGATGTCCTCAGACGTGAGATGGAATACGATAAAAGAATCGATCCTGACAAATATGAGCATGTATGGGAAGGAAAGACAAAGGGATATTCTTCTGCCTGCATCTTCAAGGGGAAGATCAAAGTCGAGGCATTCGACACACCCGACGAGGTTCAATTCTTTTTCGGGGCTGACTGGGGATTTTCAGGAGATCCATCAGTTCTTGGACGGATGTTTGTCAAGGAGAATAGACTTTATATCGATTACGAGGCATACGGTTTTGGAGTCGAGATCAACGAGCTTGAGGGTTTTTTTGACGCTGTTCCGGGTTCAAGAAGATGGGAGATTATCGGTGATTCGGAGCGGCCTGATACTATCTCATTTTTGGCAAAGAAAGGATTTCCAATCAGGGGTGCCGAGAAGGGCAAGGGTTCTGTCGATGACGGCATTGCTTTTCTGCGCGGTTTTGAGGAGATTGTTATCCATCCCCGCTGTCCTGGTGCAATCGATAACTTCAAAAATTACAAATGGAAAGTCGATAAAGTCACGGGAAGGATTTTGCCGATTCCCGCGGAAGGTTCGGATCACTGGCCGGATAGCGCAAGATATGCCCTTGAACGATATATCAAAGCCAAAGATTTTAACATAAGGTTTATCTGATGAATCTACTCGACAGGGTGAGGACGGCGATAGGCAATGTGAAGGCAATCCTGCCGTTTTACAGGATCATCGGCTTTGAGAATAAATACGGCAGGGAACGGCCCACCGACAATAATCTCCTGATCGAACAATTCAAGTCTTGGACTTATGCGTGTGTCCAGCGCAATGCCTTCTCGATAGCTAAATGCGAGATTGAACTCTTTAAGAAAGGCGCCAATAAAGAGCTTGAAGAAATAGACGACCATCCATTTCTGGATGTGATGAAGAAAGTCAACCCGTTCTTCAACAAATTCGAGCTTTGGACATTGACTTCTATATTTTTGGAACTGACCGGAAACGCTTACTGGTGGATAGTTAAGGACCAGTTAGGCACGCCAAGAGAGATTTGGCATATACCGGCGAATTGGGTTAAGATAATACCAAGTAAGACGGACTTTATCGCGGGTTATACCATACAGCCGCTAGGCGCGCCGACGCCCACTCCCTTCGATGAGACGGAGATAATCCATTTTAAATATCCGTCGCCGTTTGATATATTCTACGGGACTGGGCCTTTACTGGCGGCGAGATACGGGGTGGATTTGAATAATGAAATAAAATTATACGGCATAAATTTCCTGATGAACCAGGCCCAGCCGTCGGGAGTATTGACTACCGATTCCATTATCGGCGAAGATCAGTATAAAAGGCTTAAAGAACAATGGAATGAAAGATACCGAGGATCGAAGAACGCCGGAAAGATGGCGATACTCGGAAATGGTCTTAAATACCAGCAGATAGGACAAGGACTTAAAGATATAAAATTTGAAGATATGGCGAATACTATCCGCGATGAGATATTGGCTATCTTCGGCGTTCCGGCTTCAAAATTGGGCCTTGTCGAGGATGTCAACCGCGCTAATGCCGAGGCAAATGATTACACATACCAGAAAGAGACAATCGAGCCGCGGCTTAAATTGATAGAGGAAAAGATAAACGAGAAATTGATGCCTGTTTATGATGTAGGCCTGGAAGTCCATTTTGTTTCGCCCGTGCCGGATGATAAGGAATTCCGCCTGCGCGAGATGGCGGAGCATATCAGGGTGGGTTATTCCTCGATAGACGATGAAAGAATAAAGGATAATGAGGAACCTTATGAATTGCCGGAAACGGTCGCGCCTTTAATTCCTTTCTCTGTTGTTCCGGCGGGAAGTCCTAAATTTGAGCCATCGTTAGCACCCACGGATGAAGGGGATATGCCGGTAGAGCCGATGATGGAAGAAGATGAAGATAAAAAGATTATCAAATCGGCCAAACGTCGAGCGAGCAAATGGGAGATATTCGCGGCTATCACCGCCCCGCAGGAAAGACTGATGAAGTCGGCGATGGAGAGATATTTCAAAGCGCAGCATACAGAGGTCATGCGCAACCTTAATAATTACCGCTCTTACTCGAAGGAAGCGAAGGCGGGCATATCGGCGAATATAATATTTAACATGAACGAGCAGAACGAAAAATTGAAGATTATCGCAAAGAACCATATACGCGAGGCGTTGATCTCAGGAGGCACTCTTGCGGCAAGTGAACTTGGGATAGATTTCAACCTATTAGAACCGAATATCTTGCGTGTCTTAGAAACGAGATTGCGATTTTTCGTTGAAGGTACAAATGCGGGAACGGCAAAACTTTTGACCGATGAGTTATCCGAAGCTTTGACTAATGGTGAGACAATAGACCAGATTGCCAAACGAGTGGATAAGGTATTTAATTATTCCGAGCAATTCCGTTCGATAAGGACGGCACGAACAGAGGTCATAGGCGCTAACAACGAAGGACAATTCCAAGTCTATATTGATGCCGGAATCGAATATAAGCAATGGATAACTGCCCGTGATGAAAAGGTGAGGTTATCCCACCAGATAGAAGGACCGCCAATCAAAATAACGGAAGATTTCGTGACAGGGTTGGGTTCGCACATGAGATTCCCTGGAGATAGGACGGCAGGCGCACCCGCGGAAGATGTGGTGAACTGCCGGTGCTCATATATCGGTGTGAGAAAAAAGGAGTAATACTATGGAACTGAATCTGCTAAAACAGGTATTTGACAGCGAGATAAAAGAAATTGACAAGGGCGAGAGGACACTGACGGCATATGTTTCCACTAATGCGCGCGACAGGATGGATGAGGTGCTTGATCCTGCGGGCGTTGATCTGACTAAGTTCAAGAAGAACCCCGTTGTCCTCTTCGCCCATGATTACCAATCGCCGCCTATCGGGAAGGCGTTATGGATAAAAAAGGACGGCGATGGCATACTCTCCAAAGTCCAATTTGCCAATACCGCTTTCGCCGAGGAGATATTCCAGTTATATCAAGGCGGTTTTATGCGGGCGTTCTCTGTCGGGTTCATACCGAAGGAATATACCGACGGCGATGGCGAGAAATCTCCCAAGAGGACATACAATAAATGGGAACTGCTCGAATATTCCGCCGTTCCCGTTCCGGCTAATCCTGAGGCATTGGCTCTTTCCATACAGAAAGGGATACTTAAAGACCCGCATTTGAAAGAATTGATGGGAGTAAAGGATGGAGAACCACCCGCGCCTGATCCGGTCATTGAGCCTACATCTCCGCAGGCCGAGGAACCAAAGACAAGCGAATTGCTTGCAGACATAGTGATGCTTAAAGAGGCAAACGATAATCTGAAGATAGAAAAGGAAAACTTGGAAAATGATATACTTAACCTTAAATTCGCGTTATCACAAAAGGAAAAAAAACCATTAACGCTTTCGGAGATAACAGATGAGCAGATCCAAAACATAATAAAAGATCAGCTCGTCGGGGTTATCAGGAAGACAACCGGCAAGGTAAGCTAAAGGAGAAAGCGATGACACAAGAGGAATATAATGCCCTTCCGAAAGAACAGAAGGAGCAGATATTGGCTAATGCTGCGGCGTTAGTCAAGAGTCAGTTAGAGATTGAGAAGGAGAAGGAAAGTTTTAAGGAGATGACGATAAAGGACTTCACGAACAAGGTCAAGGAAATAATCGAGGAGCAGATCAAGCCCATGACCAAAGTCGACAGGAAGTTCTTCGCGTTTCCCGGAATAGGTTATGTGGACGGGGATATATCGCCCGAAGGCAAGTTCGGCAAGATGAAGAAATTCCTTCGCGCATTGGCGCATGCTGATGTCAACGTGGCAAGGCAGTTATCCGAGGAAGTCAGAGTCAAGGCTAATCTGTCTGAAGGAGCCGTTGGCGCGGGCGGGTATCTGGTGCCGGAGGAGTTCAAGGCCGAGGTGTTAAGGTTAATGCCTCTCTATGGCGTAATCCGCAAGGAAGTCAGGATTATACCGATGAGATACGATGTCCTGAATATACCGGCTGCGGGAGCGACAGATCAGTCGGCTATTTGGACACAGGAAGCGGCTCAGATATTGCAGACCAACCCGAACTTCACCCAGGTGACGTTAACCATCAATAAGTTGGCTGCGATACCGAAAGTTACCAATGAACTCTTGGCTGACGCCGATGTGGACGTGATTCAGTATTTAGCCGAGTTGATAGCCGAGGCGTTCGCGCAGGCAGAGGATCAGCAGGGGTTCCTGGGAACGGGTTCGCCGTTTATCGGGGTTTGTGAATCAACCGGTTCGCCGACAAGCGCCATTCCTGTCGGGACCATTTCGGCTTTGAGTTATCCCGACTTGGTTGTGGCTACAGGGTCTATTTACGCGAATGCCCTGGAAGGCGCAAAGTTTTATCTTCACCGTTCAATTATAGCTAATATCAAGGCAATGATAACAACCGCCGGTGCGCCGATATTTTCCGCGACCGCTAATGACATCGTAGGATACCCGTTGGTATCTTGCGAGAAATTGCGTTCGGTCGCCGCAATGGGCGCGTCAGACGGGACGACTTACGGTATCTTCGGAAATATCAGACGAGGATACGCGATGGGTGAAAGGGGCGCTATTACCATGAAACTTTCTGAGGAGGCGACGGTCGATTCCGACAACCTCTTCGAAAAGGATATGGTCGCTTTAAGAATGATTGAAAGGGTGGCAATGGGTATATTGCTGCCTTCGGCGTTTGTAAGGTTGACAACGTAACTTGTCAAGGGAGAGGGGGGCAATCAAGCTCCCCTTCACCCCACAAGAAAGGGAAAGACAATGAGGAATTACAACAGCACGTTTCACGTCAAGAACGCATTGACCGGAGTGATTTGCGCGAGCCACACTACGGCGGCAACCCTTCAGGGTATCGCGATTGATACCATCGGTTTCAGGGATATGCTAGCTGTATTGTGCGTAGGCACTTTGAAAGGTTCAGGCGCGGCGAGCCAGACCGCCACTTTGACGGTCAAAATCCAGGAAGCGGCCTCAATAGGCACGAATTGGACTGACATCACGAATGGCGCTATCAATGGCACGGCGTGCGTCAAGGGTTCTGCCCAGTTCGATGCGGTCGCTTTGGTCGCTGAATCAAGACCGTATGCAACAGGCCAGTATCAGAGGAAGCTCTATCTTAACCTCAATGACGGGGTTAGGCAGCGTTACCTGAGGGTCAATGCCTCCATAGTAGGGGCGGCATCGCAGTCAGGCGAGTTTGTAGTCTCTGTTGCCGCGATACTTGGCCGTCCGGCAGATTCAAACTACATCATCGACGCGGTTTCTTTGGCGACATCCATTCAAACGGAATGGGGTTTCAAATACGGATCAACACCTGGTATGTAATACGGGGAAAAATGCGGCGGTGAAATTCCGCCGCGGGACTTATATGATAAATAAATACAAGAACAGGATGATGGACGATAAAAAGGTAAAGGTTAAAAATGCTGATCGCTACATCAGACCTAAGAGCGTGGTTAAGCCTCGAAGACGGGGATAAGGCTTCAAACCCGAAATTTGCGACTCTATTGCAGTCTATCCAGGATTTTGTCGAGACTTATACCCACCGGCAGTTAGAGGCGACATATTACAATGGCCATCAGGATTACTCGATATATGATGGCATTGGCCGGAATTACATCTATACGCGCGCGTATCCGATAAGCTGGGTAAGCGCGGTTTATGTCGATAGCGACAGGGTCTGGGGAAGCGGTTCTTTAATTGCTTCGGCTGATCTGGTCATCTACTGGGAAGAAGGAAAGATTTATTCCGAAGCAGGATATTTTACTAAGGGACACAGGAACGTGAGGATTGACTATATCGCCGGATATGGAGCGGCGTCGGTTTCGACCTATCCCGTGCCCCTGGACTTAAAGCAGGTGATGATAGAGATGGCCGTCCAGTCGTTTAAGGAAGGCATCACCGGCGTCCATACGGTCCAGGGCATTGAGGAGACGAAGATGATACAAATGCTGTCGTCCAACACGCTTTGGAAGAATACCCTTAACGCATATAAAAATTATTCAGTGGGGTTATGATGCCTGAAATCGAGATGTCGATAAAGAAGGCTGATGTGGATAAACTGCTGAAGAAACTCGACCCTCAACAGAGGGATGGTGTGATAAGGCAGAGTTTAACGCAGAGTGCGATATTCATTGCAGGATGGATAAAAACGAATAGGTTATCCGGTCCGCGCGGGCCTACAAGATTAGGCGTGGTAACCGGACGACTTCGTTCATCGATAACATCTACGCCTACGCAGAAGGAAGGGAATACATATTTCGCAAGGATTGGCACAAATGTCGTCTATGGCAGGATACACGAATACGGCGGGATGACAGGACGCAACCATTCGGTCAATATGCCGAAGCGCCCGTTTATGCGCCCTGCTGTCGAGGACAAGGCAAACAGGCAGTCCGTATTAACCGATTTGAAGCGCAACATAGATAAACAGTTGGAGTCATAATGTTGGCCTCGACGGTTTTTAATGCAGTTGTTGAAACATTAAGGGGCAACGATACGCTCTCGGAATACGTCAAATATGTATTCAAGAGTTTCCGTTTTAATGTCGAGCCGGATTCCATGCCTTGCATTTATGTCGATATATCCGGTAATAATGAAATACAACAGGAAATCCATACTTATAAAAAGATATGGCTCACGTTAAAGATAATCGCCTATACATATAACATAACCCAGCCGGATAAGGCGGTTGTCGGCGATGATGATTACAAGGGCGTCTTGGACATTGAAAATGACATCCGCGCGTGCCTGCAATCATCTTACACTTTAGGCGATAGGGTGATAGACATAAAATGCGACCCGACATTATTCTATGATTTCAAGGAATTTCCGTACAGGGGTTTTGAGATACCGGTTAAAATCCTGTATCAGCAGATTGCTGGTGCATAACAAAGGAGTGAAAAGTGGCAGACCTCGTATTCAATAAATTTAAGGCAGGAATGCTGAATGGCAGTTATCCATTACCGACGACATTACCTATCTGGGTGGCGTTAATCAATAACAGTTATTCGCCGAATATAGATACCGACTTATATGGGACGACTCCCCGCGTCTATGAGGTATCAGGTTCGGGTTATACCGCCGGTGGAAAAGCCCTATCTTCTCCGCATATAGTCCAGGATGACACAGGCGATAGGGGACAGTTAAAGGGCAGTAATATCGCCTGGGACTCTGCGACATTCATCGCGCGCGGGGCTATTCTCTACGGCTCATCGGGTTTGGGTATGGCCTCCGACCCCTTGATTTGTTGGTTCGACTTTGCGGCGGATAAATCCGTCACGGCTGGGACATTTACGATACAGTGGAACGCGGCTGGAATATTGAACACGACTTAACGAGGTGATATATGGGACTAAAAGAAATTATTAACGCCAAGATTAAAGAAGAGATTGATAAAGACCCGACAGGAGTGGGCTATGCCGGAAAGTCCGACAAGGAGATTATGGACTTGCTCAATAATCCCGTCATAAAGACGAGGGTTGTCGAGGACATCCAGACTGCGCGGATTAACGTAATTTTAGCGGGCATAGCGGATACCCCAAATATCATAGAAGAAAAAGATATTACTGAAGCAAAAAAGATAGGAGTTTGATATGCAGGGCTATGTTGCGGCAAGTTCATTTGCGTTGACTCTGGCGGCCCTTGCTAATAACAGCGCAAGGCAGTCAATAGCGATAGACAACAGGACGACCATATATGATGATTTTATGGTGCAGTTGAATATTGCCCCTATCGCTTCGGGGACTTTGGCGGGCGATAAGGCGTGCTATGTCTGGTTCTACGGCTCGGTCGATGCCACAAATTACGATGACCCCTGCACCGGCGCTGATGCGGCGGTTTTCTTGGGAACTTATCACGGGCTAAAGGGGCCGTATGTAATACCTATGTATGGGATATTCGGGACTGTCTATGAGGCGTCAATCGGCTCTGTCGCCTCGTTTTTTGGCGGCAACATCCCGCCGTTATGGGGGATTGTCGTCGAGAACCAAACGAACGCCGCGTTAAACGGGACGGAAGCGAATTTCATCAAATACGTAAGAGGAGTATTCTACACGACCTAATATGGCGAACATAATAATACCGCATAGGAAGACGTGGTTAAACAAACCGCCTGTCGGCTCCACGATAGATTGGGGGCATCCGCTTTCCCAAAAACTTGTCGCCTGTTGGCTGATGAATGAGCGGGCTGGTGGCATAATCAAAGATATAGCACGTGGGCATACTGGTAGATTTTCAGGAGTAAGCGCTCCCCTATGGAAACCAAGTCGGGCGGGTATGTGTTTATTTTTTGATAACGTTGACGACGACATTCCCACCGTGGCCGAGAGCGTCTTGCTGTGCGAAGGCGGGCCCCTGACCATCTTTGCGGTGATAAAGCCAAATGCCACCCCTGGCGGAGATGCAAACGCTGAAGGTCGTATACTTGGAAAAGGCGGGACGGGGTTTACGATTTTTGAATTTCAGAACCAAGCCGGACTTGATAATTGTCTGCTCTTCCAGAAAGACTACGCGACAACTGATTTGTTAAGACGCTCCGCCGATAATACTCTTACGCAGAATGTTCAGCACCTAGTTCTCGTAACCTGGGATGGAAGTGCTACGGCAACTGGTATCCATATCTATATCAATGGTTTGGAAACTACATACCAAACTACCACAAATGGAGTCGGGGCTGAAAATGCGGACGCAACCGGCATTTGGCATATCGGGAATAACGCGACCCCTGGCATAAGGGATTTTCCTGGTGGGATTGCAACTGTTATGCTATGGAAAAGGGTCTTGACCCCATCTGAAGTTAGATATTTTTCTTCCAACCCTTATCAATTCATACAGCCCTATAAAAGGGTAATATATTTTACCCCCGCTACCGGCGCAATCGATGTCATCGTAACGCCGAATGCCTTATCCGCAAGGATAGTCCCGCAATCTCCGACGATAAGGACCGATTGTATCGTGTCCTTAAATGCCATTTCATCAAGAGTCGTTCCGCTTGCCCCATCCGTAAAGATAGATAATATCGCAAGCGTTAATGCCCTGTCAAGCCGCGTTATGCCGTTGGCGCCGACAATATCAGTAACGGGCGATGTCGTGATAACGCCTTCTGTCATCACTAACAGGATTATCGTCCAATCTCCGACGATAAAGATTGATGCGGTAATATCAGCGGGGGTAATCACTTCAAAGGTAACATTACTTTCGCCTTCGATAAAGATTGACGCGGTCATTACAATAAGCACTTTATCCAATAGGATTTTATCCTTATCGCCTTCGGTCAGGATAGACGCACTCATAAGCGCAGGCATATTATCAAACAGGATTATCACGCAGTCGCCGAGCGTCAAAACCGATATCGCACTCGCTTTATCCGTATTGCAGGAGAGATTGCTTCTTTATGCCCCGACGATAACGGTATCGGGCATCGCAACCGGAATTGCCGATGTTATCCGGCTTGCCTCCGCGATAGAACAGATCATCACAAGGCAATCGCAGATGAGCCAGTTGATTGTCAGACGCTCAAAGATGGAGAAGATAATAATGGAATTATCGGGAATGGATAAGACGATAACCAAGAAATCACGGATTGAGCAGGTAATAAAAGGCGAAAGCCCCATACATTAGGAGGTGTCAGATGAAAATAGCACTTATTTCCCTTGTGGTAATTATAGCGTTGATCCTCGCCTATAACCATAAAGAAGCGACAAAAAGGGTTATGGAGTTCTTGAAGGCTATCGCCGATTGGATTAAGTCGGTCAAAGACAGCATATTCAAATAGAGGAAAAGATGGAACCTTGTGTAAAAGAAGAAAAAATCGGAATACTCTTGGAATCGAAAGAGCATTTCGAGGCGTTTATGGAGGACATACGGTCGAACCACTTAAAATCAATCTACACAAAATTGGACGAAATAAAGGAGAAGATGTCGTCCCGTCGGCCTTCTTGGGTGGTATCGTGGATAATAACGGCGTTGACTACCTTATGCGGCATTTTAATTACGGTGATATTAAAGAAATGAGGTTATAGATGAGCAATGAAACTGGTTTTTCACCGGAGGATGAGTGGGTATTAGTCCCCTATAATTCCGATTTACGGATTAAGGTCAACTGGGAGAAGAAGGAACTCCTGGGCGCGGAATACAAGGGAACATACCATAAGACAGAGACATTTACGGATGAGATAAAAAAGCAGATAAAGGATTTTATGAAAGTAACACCGCTGCCTTTTCATCATTTCGAGATAGACTGGTAAATAAAGGGGGCTGATATGAAGAACAGGAGAGCGTTCACCGGCATAGAGATAGTAATGATACTGGCGATAACCGGCGCTATCGCATTATTCGCAGGCCCTCCTCTTGTGAAATCTTTGGGGACACTGACATCCGGCGGCGATAAGAACCAGCAGAAGGCGACGCACAAGGTCAGGCAGCAGTATCAGACTTTCTACCAGAACGAGAAGGGGCAATATCTTCCCGCACCGACGCCGTATAAACTGGAAGTCGACGATATGAATTATATCAGCACGGCCCCCAAGCCAACGATCTGGGATACGGTAAAGAAATATGCCATATTGCTTGGTTTTCTTGCCATAGCGTTTCCTTCTTTCGGAGTATGGTTATTCAAGAGATTCTGGGATATGAAGAATAACTTTACCCAGTTAGTCAACGGAATTGAGGAAGCCAAGAAGGAATTGGCGGCGGAAGATATCGCTAAACTTCAGAATAATCTGTCCAAAAAGATGGACAAGAGCGCGAAATTGGCGGTATTGGCGACAAAGGCTAACCTGGTAAAATCAGGGGACATCCAGACTTCGGCGATAGTTCAACCGACAGGGTAGGGGGATAAATGAGCAAACATTATAAGAACGAAACCGGCAGTTATCTCCGGCTTGACTGCGGGATAAATATAGGCACTGCGGCGGCTTATCATATCAAATGGAAAGACCCAACAGGAGTTACAGGGACTTTCGTTTCGACATTATTCGACAGTTACAGCGACCTCGCGAAGTTAACGGGCACTTATTATGTCAGCAGGACATTGGCATATACAGATTTCGGCATCGCCGGTGAGTGGGAATTCCAGGCGTATGCAGCCGGAGCGGATGGGACGTGGTTGGGTGAGACTGTGAAACTAACGGTTTTTGATCAGTTTGAGTGAGCCTGACCATTAAATATTATTTCTTCGGGCTTTACATTTAAAGGGTTCTTATGAAAACGAATATGAGCAGAATGAGAAGTAAAAAGTATCAACATATTCAAACGATTATCGTCTCTTTTTCCAAGATGATGAACAGTTTCTTTGGATTTGAGGTAACGCCCAAGATACTTCTCTATTATAAGACGATGCTCAGAGACATAACCATGATTAGCAAATGGATGATCAGATTGAAGAACCCAAATATATCCCGTAGTTGTTTTAGTTCTTCCCCCTTTAAAATGTATCGCATGCACTATTCTTTTTTGTTTTTCAGATTGATGTTTACCAAATCTATTATTGCCTGCACCTCGATGATACAAATGGCAATGTTTAGAGAAACATTTACGACTACAAAATTTTCCGCCGCCAATTGTTACAACGGCTGGATAAACTTTAAAAGATTTATTACAGATTTCGCATTTGCGGGCAATCATAACCATAGATATATGGTAACACAAATGGGTTTGAATAACAAGTAAACTAAAAGGGAGGGATGAAAGATGTTGACCAGGCGGACGGTGATCGCGGTAGGAAATGAAGCTACCTACGGGACGGTGGCTGTGGGAACATACCATATCTTAGGATGGGATGTGGACTTGGACGTAAAAGGTGAGATATTAAAGCGCGATATTGTCCGCGATAGCCTCTCTCCCATTCCGCATGTCATAGGCATGCGCGAGATAGAGGTGACCTTCAAAACCGAGATAAGGGGCAATGCCGCCGGTTCAAACCCAGAGATGCACTCGCTCTTGGTCGGCTGTGGATTCGCCACAGGCGCGCACGCGAACACGGCTGAAATAACTTACTCTTTGCAGTCGGTCGAGGACGCGATGAAGTCCACATCTTTGGTTCTCTACAAGGATGGCAATAAGCACTCTATCCTCGGCGCGCGCGGAAATGTTAAATTCTCATTCGAGGCCGGTAAATACGGCATAGCCGAGTGGGATTTCAAGGGCATCTATGCGGCGGTAACGGCTGTCACAACGCCTGATCTGGCGGGAGTGGATACTTCAAAGCCGCCCATCGTCTATAATTCATCTTTCCAGATAGCGGGTTTCTCGCCGGTATGCTCAAAGATGGACATAGACTTGGCCAATGATGTCATCCGCAGGGATGATTTAAACGCCACGTTCGGGGTAAAATCATTTAATATCACCGGCAGAAAACCGAAGATGACTTTCCGCGCGGACGCGGTTGTTGAGTCCTCAAACCCGTTCTGGGGCGATTGGGACGGCGCGGTAGTGGATACCTTCGGGGTCAATGCCGGAAGCGCGCCACAGGGCCAGCAGGTGCGATTTAGCGGCTATTTCGAGTATGAAAAGCCGAAATACGCGGATGATAACGGGCAGACCGTCTATGACTGCGAGGCGGCGCTTGTGTCAAGTGATGTCAATTCACAGAACGATGAGCTGACGATCAAATTCGGCTTGTCGCAATAAGGAGGAAATATGATAAGCGGGATAAATCTTTCGGAGACGGTGGATTATATCTGCAAGGGTGATACAGAGAACCCGACAACTTGGAAGCTGGGGATGCTTTCAAGCGATATGCTCGGAAAACTCTCTGCCGGTGTTAGCGGCTCGGAAATAGACATGGCCTATAAACTGCTCCAGTTGACCATCAAGGGATGGGCTAACTTCAACATTGAATATGCAACGGCAAAAGAGAATATCTTCGGGCAGGAGATGGATGTCGTGCCGGTTTCCATTTTAGGCAGGATACCGTTAAAGACAATAACCGAATTGTCGGCGAAAGTCCTTGAGATAAACGGCCTGTCGAAAGAAGAACAAAAAAACTGATCACGGCAATCCAGGTCATGCAGTTAGGTCTGGATTGCCAGGATTGCGATGATGTCCTAAGGCGTGAAAGAGGTTGCGGGGAGAGAGGCATCTTGCCTTTCAGGTTAGACGATGATGTTTTTTTCAGATGCCCCGTTAAGTTGGTGACTCCGGTAACATGGGAGTATTTAAGGGCGTATAACTTTTATAAAAAAAGTATACTCCCAAACGGAAATAACTGGTTGGGCGAGAGCCAGAAGTTCCTTGATGCGATGATAGTGATAGAAAAAGAACTGAACAGGTTGCAGGCGGATGAACTGAAAGAAAAAAGGCATGGCTGACAGCGAACTAAAGATTATCTTATCTCTCGTCGATGAAGCCTCCGCTAAACTCAAGAAAGCTATGGGCGGGCTGAAGGAAGAGACTGATGGGGTCGCGGAAAGCAACAAGAAATTAGGCAAAGAATCCGACAAAGCCCACAAGACCATAGGCGACGGGTTAAAGGAAAGCACTAAGAAGTTCAAGGAATTCCGCAGGGAGATGTTCATAATAACGCTTGCCTTCGCCGCTATCGTCGGCGCGGTAAAGACCGCAGCCGAATACAGCACGGAAGCCAGCAATTCTTTTAATAAATTCACTTCTTCAGTAAAATCATTAACAGTCATGTTTGGAACATCACTTGCTCCGGCATTGGAAGGAGTGACTTTTCTTATAAATATAATAAAAAATGTCCTGATGGCCGCTATGGCGGGTTTTATAAAACTATTCACTTTCATAGCGGAATTCTTCGCCAATATAAGCAAAGGCCCGCTTGAGGCATACAGGCGCGCCATAGAAGTAGCCAATCTCGCTACGGATGAATTCATAAGGAAGTCCACAGAATTAAATACTTTCGTCATCGCCATAGAAGCCATAAGAGCGAAAATGAAGGAAATGGCTGATGTCATGGAGAAGGTAAATCTCCTGTTCATGTCCGGACAGATGTCGGCACAGCAGTATTACAATATACTGACTTCAGGCGATGTCGCCGCCTTCCAGAGCGCGCAGGCGAGGATGCAGTTGATGCAGCAGATGGCGCAACTGGAAAATCTGATGAATAACAAATCCCTTATGGATTATCAGACTACCGTCCAGTCCAAGATGCAGTTATTGAATACCCTCAAATCATACCACCATACTATGTGGTCAACGATGTTCGATTTCGTCAATATGGGGATACAGAAGTTCTCCGCAGGGATGACAAACGCTTTAACATCTATTATCATGGGAACTAAAAAAGCGGGTGAGGCATTCAAGGAATTCGGGATTTCAATGATTACCTCCATCGTTGAATTCGTCATCCAATACGGCATACAGATGATGATAGCGGCGGCATTGAGCAATATAATAGCAAGTTTGACTATCAGCCAGGCAGGAGTTATTGCTGCGGCTTGGATGCCTGCGGCTATCTTGGCCTCGATAGCCACGTTAGGCGGCGCGGCAGGTGTGGGATCTGCGGCGGTCGCAGGAGCTGTGGCGACAGGGGCAGTCCTGACAGGCGCGATGCGAGCCGGTTCTGCGGCGATAGACAATGGCATCATAGGCGCAGGCAGCCGCATGGGAAGTATACGCGACATCGGTATCCCTTCTACCGGCGGCGGCGGTTGGGCTGAAGGTGGTTCAGGTATAGTTTCCCGTCCGACCTTATTCCTCGCCGGTGAGGCTGGCCCGGAAAGGTTTGCTTTCACTCCAGTCGGGAAAAGCGGAAGCGCGAGCGGCGTCATAGTTAACATAGAGAATGCATCCTTTAGAAGCGAGAATGACATTGAGGATATAATGGTCAGGTTATCAGACCTTATTACATTGAAGTCAAGGAGCAAGATATAAATGGCTACTTGGGCTGTCCTTTTAGGCACATACGCAATAGGCACAAAAGCTGCGATTTCAGCCATCAAGGTGATGACCTCAAAGCGTATTTCCGAATACCCCATAATCCGCTCTGATATGACTATCATCCCGGAAGGCAAGCAGAATTCACTGCGCATAGACCTCATCGGAACGCTTGTCGGCACAGGATATAATAATTTCAGGGATGAATTGAAAAGTATCCGCGCCGCCGTTGACGGGACGACCCAGAATTTCCAATTTGATGATGAAAGATATATCCGCGTCAAGGCCAGGTCATTTGATTATTCATTCATCAAACAGGATTTCTGCAATTACAACTTATCTCTTATCGGAGAGATGCCTTATTTTCTGGCGGTAGTTGATAGTAGTTCCATACAGGGAGTCACCAACTCGACATTAGGCGGCATCTGCTCAGGAACGGCTTTTAACTTGAGCAACGCTGGCGATGTCCAGATACCGATTAAAATAATCTTCACAGGCGCCGGCGCGGCGACGATAAACGACAATATTCAATTCGAGAACACGACTTTAGGAACACTCCTAAAGTTCAGGGGCATACTTCAGATAACATCATCATTGATAATTGACTTGGGTTATAACAACAATAATGTCCCGCAATATACGGTAACTCTTGACGGGGTAAATGCCATGAGCGCCTTCGAGGGCGATTTTATGGAATTGGCAGCCGGCTCAAATGCCCTTGAATATACCGGCGCGGCGACAGGGACAATCTCCATCTATTACAGGAAAGGTTATCAATCATAATGTTCCAGCTTCAGCTACGCGACGATAATGATGTCCTGATTGCCTACATAGATAACAAGGTTCGCAATATCTCATGGGAATGGAACAGGATAGGAGGCTGCGGGCCGTGCCAGTTCCAATTGATTGAACCTTTTGATGGGGCGATAGCAGGTTCATTAGCCGAGGATTATTCGATAAGGGCATATCTCGAAGGGACGCTCTGGTATTCGGGATATATCGACCGCGTCGCTCCGAATGTCGCAGGTAAAGAGGAGACGATAAATGCTTCCTGTCTGGGTTATGTCAATCAATTAAAGAGAATTATCATTTATAATAAGACCTATTCGGGTATGGAACTTTCCGCTATAGCCAAAGATATTCTCGATACCTATATTGTCCCAAACTCAAATATAACTTCCCTCGCCTCCGATTATGACGATAGCGGGTTTACGGCTGATAGTTTATATTTTAATGAAAATGCCTATGAGGTCATATCCAAATTATCGGACATTGCAGGAAGAAGGGAATGGGGTGTGCGCGCGGACAAGAGTTTCTTTTTCAAGAGGAGGGATGATTCCATCTCAAGATATTATCATATAAAGGAAAATTTCTCATCATTCCAGCCAATCAAGGATTTCAATCCTATAATAACCAGAATATTCCTTGAAGGCGGAGAAGGTTATAGCGATATATTTACGGTCACTAATAGAATTTCCCTGCGCGAGGCCATAGTTTCAAACTCCTCAATAATTTCGCAGTCTGTCGGCCAGCAATATGCGAGAATGTATCTAAAAGAACACGGGATGGTCAAAAAATCCTATATCGGCACGATACCGAATTACAATACAAGATTAGAAGCGACACTCCCGATTGGGATGGCGGCAATCAATCTGAAGATAGGCGTGAATTACAAATATGATGTCGCCACGCAACTTTATGATACCGGGCTCAAATATGACGGGGGGACTGAATCATTCCAAATAGAAAAGATAAAATATACCCTTACGGATGATAATTTGGACGTAACATTCAATTTCGGGCCTGTGCCGCCTGATATATCCGATGATTTGAAGAATCTTGAATATCTTATATCGCAGAAAGGGAACATATAATGAGCCAATATCCCCAAACTATAGATAATTTTGTCAACAAGACCGGCGCCGATAATATCGCCTCAAGCGATCCCAATAATGCCTTTGACGGCATAGAAGCGATACAGGGTCTTATCGGCGCAGTGGGTGAACCACAGACGTGGTCAGCGACTCTTATGACTTTAATCAGGAGATATAAACGCGGGATGTATGTGGATATAACCGCAGGCACATTGACGGTGAGATCCGGCGAGGCGGTATTGGAAAATACCGACGGCACTAAGTTTGCCTTCAGGAGAAATACCGGGGATGTGGCATTGGGCGCAGGTAATATCGATGTCGGGACTCTGGTTGCAACCACCTATTATATCTATGCCACAGCAAAGGGCGCGGCGACAACAACGCCTTTAATGTTTTCTACGGACGCCTTAGCGCCTTCTGCGATAGGAACAGCTCCATATAGGCGCATAGGCTGGTTTGAAAATGTGGCCGTGGGCGCATTGGCGGTTACTTTTGCCGGAGAATACGATGCGGAGATGATAGAGAAAATAATAAATATCTCCTATGTGCAGACTGAAGGATCGGCGACTGGAACAGGGTTACTCCCTTTCGATAATTCGATACCCCAGATAACCGAAGGAAATGAATTTATGAGATTACTGCATGCGCCGTCATCTGCCGCAAATAAATTAAAAATAGATGTAAACTGTTATGCCAGCCATAATGTCCCAAGTGAGCCAATTCAGGCGGCATTATTTAAGTTGGGAACTGCGGATGCTTTAAGGTCAGGATTGGTGGAAGGCGCCGCTGCGCCGAGCCAGCCATCCTTAATATCTTTTACGCATTATATGCCGGCGGCAGTGACTTCATTGATAACATTTACTGTAAGAATTGGAAGCCCGGATGCAGGAACGTTATCTTTTAACAGCCCATTTTATCATAACGGAAAAGTTGCTTCGAGTATAACAGTAACGGAGATTGCTTCTTAAATTATTTTCTTTTTATCTAAATCTATCTCTTTTGTTATAAAAAATACCCATGAACATCCGGCCCAAATTATGAGTTTTGTTTTTATCTCACGGCTCTCGACGACAATAACCTCTAACTTGCCGAAACCATGATCGATTATTCTGCGACTTTCCTCAATCAATTTTATTTCCCAATCCTCTTTTATCTCCATCAAAAACCCTCTCCAAAGAATATCTTGATGAAACGCATTATCTTATTGCGCGGCATCTTGTTCTTATCCTGATCGACCATCTTTTTGGCATGCTCGACCGGCGGGCAGAGCTTGTGGACATTAAGTTTCCTGTAAGGTTCCATTGATAAATTCCTTCCATGTTTTCTTATTCCTGATATAATCCGCCTCGTCGTAGAAGTCAGAGGCAAAAACAAGTATTATGCAGTCGGCGGAACAATTTGTCATATTCAGCCATTCGGTCGAAACATATACCCCTTCGGGGTTCCATCCGCAGAGTTTATATTCTTTAACCTGTTTCCCGTTATCCACTTTTAACGTAAAAAATCCTTGCGCACAGGTAATCACCTGTTTTGATTTTCTGTGCGCATGATTGCCCCTATTCTGACATCTCGGCTTTATCCAGTATATCCTCTTGACGACGAAAGGTATCTCCGGCCCAATAGTCGTTAAGTCGCCGACTTTATGGAAGTATATGATTTGCGATTTTTCTCCTATATTCTTGTTCCATCTTCTGGATTAGACCAAGACATCAAGTAATTCCTCTCTCGTCAGGTAACCCTCTGCCTTCCGGTATTTGAGCGCCTCCTCAACAACCCATTCCGCGTCATAATCAAATTCTATCCTCTCAATTTTCGGCAACCAATGCAGATAATTCATTTGCTTGACTACCGGCCAAAAGAATATCCCGCATGCTGAACCGTGATCCAGTCCGTATTTTATCGTCAGGCCGTATGATAAGGCATGAATGATATTGGTCTGTGTTATGGCAATAGCTTTCCCTGCCCAGTTACCAGCATCAATCAGATCATTAAGGTTGCCTTCCTCATTATAGTCTCGCATGAATTCCGTCGCCTTCATGACAAATTGCTTGCTTTCAAGGGTGGTGTTATTTGACCACCAACTCTCGACCATGTGCGACAGGCAGTCATACTGGGTTGATATTCTAACTTTATCAGGCAGGAATTTTGACATGCCGTAATAATCATTCATAAGTTCCGGTATCTGTGTGGGGATTGAGATTTTCTCGGTATTCCAGATCGTAGCCCAAGGCGTCATTGCCGCGCCGCTTGCGGTAGTCGGTATGGCATAAACCTTCGCTTTTGAATGGATACCGATAATCTTGGCGGTGTCGATTACCGAACCGCCGCCGACGGCGATGATCTCCTTCTCTATGGTCAGGATTTTAAGGGTTTCTATTGTGGGCGGACTTGTAACCTCATAGAGTATCCCACCTTTCTGTGATTGGATTATTTCCGCATAATACTTCGTTGACGAGCTATGGACTATCAACATCTTTCGCCTCCGCAGGTTCTTCTAATTTCTTCGTGGCCCGATTATAAAAATCCAATATGCCATCAATATAAGCACGTTTATATTCTTCATCTTTCCCCTGTTTAGTTTCTTTTCCCAATTCCGCCATAATCAAAGCCAATTCTTTTTTATCCAATATCATTTTATCCCTCCGGTGTCAGGTTCTTCATGTCGTCAAGTGTGGCGCTCATCCCAAGTTCCACAGAATACGCGCAGTCCTCTGCCTTCAGTATCTTGAGCGCTTGCCGTATCGCCTTTATCTTGCAACGCTCGGTCTGGTTGGCCCATATCACCATTGAGTAACCTATATCAAATAGCCTCTTATTGGTAAAATGGGGGAATTTGGTCGGCACGATAGCCAATTTTATGCCCGATTTTAAGTTCTTTGCCACATTACAGGCCTCTTTGCCTATCTGGTCGCGTGTATGGACAAGGACTACGTCAGCGCCATGTTTCGCATAATATCTGGCACGTTTGAGGGCTTCTTCCAAAAAGTAACCCCGTATCAGGGCCTCTGTTCTGGCGATTATCATTATTTTGCGTTTTATAGCAATTTTTTGCGCGAACTCTTTCATATCCATAAGCGGGGTTTTGCCGCCCCAAAGGGAGTTCTGCTTGAGGTGGGGCATGTCATCCTGGACGCAGACCCCTTTCGCGCCTGCTCGCTCGAACTCCCTTACCGTCCTAGAGAAATTCCCGTATCCGGTATCAACATCAACATAAACAGGTATCCTGACCGCTTCGACAATGGGCCGGCAGACATTGAGCATTTCGGTCATTGTAAGACTTCCGTTATCCGGCAGGCCCATGCGCGCGGATACCTCGAAGCCGGAAACCCATATTCCGTCAAATCCTGCTTCCTCGACAAGACGGGCGGTGATGGCATCACCGGCTGAAACCAAAATCACTTTCATTTTGGCACTCCTATCGCTACCATATAGATTGGTTCATATTGAAGATTATGTTTTTTCTTAAATTCATTTTCATCAAACGCTCCTACGCAACAAGAGCCAAGTCCCAAAGCGGTGGCGACAAGGCAGATATTCTGCGCTGTATGTCCAGCTTCCATATAGACATATCTGATCCCGCGTTGTCCGTATTTAACGGTAGTCTTTTCAAAGTCAGCGCAGACAACAATAAAGGCCGGCGGCTTATCAAACTTGACAAAAAATAATTCAATAGGCCGTAAATTTCCCGCCGAAGGTATCTTATAAGCCATCTCGATTATAAAAGCCAAGATTTCATATGGGATTTCTTTATCGGAGAATTTCCTTATTGACCTTCTTTGATTTATTGCTTCAAATAAATTCATATTTTCCATATCCTCGACATGAGCTTGTAGAAAAACTTCTCCTTATCAGTCCTTAATCCCATATTGTTTAAAATGCAATGAATAAGATGCCCCAACTCAATGTCTTTCTGCCGGTAAATAAGGTTATATTTCGTGATGGCATCCATGATATAAATGAACCCTTCGGCATTATTGCCGTCTTTGGTATTTTTCTTGAATTTATAATTTTCCACGAATTTAGGCATTTGCCATTTCCAACGCCTTATTATTTTGACTACCTCATTATAATCTTTTTGCCTATGCAAGCGGATAGCCAAAAACAGGTGTGGATTCGGCTCGAATAAGTAGAATATCTTATCCGCATAAAGATAAATTCGTGAATATATATCGGCCAAATAATGCAATAAATATTCATTGTTCTTTTCCCTGTCTTTCCAGTAATCCTTATCAAGCCACAATTCAAAATGCATCCAGTTAGTTTTCATGTCTTTCCCAAGTCTCCTATCATCGGTATGTCTATCTGCGGGATGTTGGGGTTCGCGTCGTCCTTGTTCATCGTGATGACTTTGTTATCAATCAGAAATTTGATGAGTTTCTCAAGGTCTTCAGCCGGTTTGCGCCAACGCGGCTCTAATTGCAGGCACATCTTCCAGGCATCTACCGCGCGAAGGAAGCGGAATTTGCCCTCATCGGTATTGAGGTTGCCTTGCGTGGCCCAGGTAACGCCCAAATTGTACCAGAGCATCTTGTTATCGCGGGCGAATGTCAAAGCCCTTAAAATTATGACACGGGCCTCGTCATAGCGTTTCTGCTGGATGAGGAAGAATGAAAGGTTGTTTACCGCGTAATCGGAATTGGGATGGTTGCGCCAGTTCTCACGATACATTGCCTCATCATTAACCATCTGCCTCGAGAACATATATGAGCGCGTGCCGTAAAAGGTCAGAGCCATAATGGCAAGCATTGGGTATTGGTAGAGCAGTGGGGCTATGATAACCGCAAGACCCACTGAACCAAAATAAACATATCTATCCTGCACGAAAGAATTGGTGACGACGATATTCATATTCGGCAGTAACCCCAGGAGAAACCACCATCCGAAGGGGCCCTGTTTTATCAGAAGGAATACGAGGATATAACCGACTAAAGTCCAGATATTGAACTTATCCCATTTGGGGTTATAGCGGAAACCCGCCTGATGATACCAACCCATTCTTACCGGAACGATGAGTGTCCAGACATAATAGGCGTAGACGCGGACGAGATTATTTATCCTTCTATTTCTCCACCTGAAATTCTCCCTATCAATGACGAGGGCCTTTGAGAAACGCTGCTTGAATTTCCACGCGACGATCGGGGCTGCGATAAGGAACACGAGGATAAGATACAGATTCCCCTGCCAGGACGGATGAAGCATCCTGACTAACGCCGGAACAAAGACTATCGAGACATTTGTTATCACCGCGAGCGCATAGAGCGGCAGGAATATAAAGGGTTGCTGCCAGTTGAGCATCGCAATAAGACATAGCATCATCGCTATGCTGTAAGGCCGTCCGCTTATCCAGACGACTGCTTGATTGAGCATCGGGTTTACCGCCCAGATGAAAACGGCTATAAGAGCTATGTCCGGCCCGATTATCGGGATAAGCAATTTAAACAATAACCAGCAGTTCATCAAATGGATTATAAGGAGCAAGAGATGCCAGAAGAAGGGATATTTGCGTATATGCAGAAAATCAAATATGCGGTTAAGATAGAACAATATTATACCCTGATCAAAGACATCCACCCAATAAGTTTTTTTGAGGGGGTTCTTCTCCCCGTCGGGAATTATATCCTTACGTTGGGCTATAACGGCATGGTCATCGGATATAAACCCGCAACGCAGCGCATAATGCCAGACAATAAATATCCAGATCAGGGCATATAGCATTTTTCGATATACTCCTTTACTGTTTCGTTCCAAGAACGCATTTTCGACAATCCCAATCTATTGAGTTTATAATTTTCAAGGACTTCGCCTTTTGAGCGCGGGCAGGCAAAAATATTCTTGAAGAAATTATCTTTGACGGGGATGATCTTTATTTCGGGCTTTAAGATTTCAATTATCAGCTTTGCAATGTCGTATCTTGAAGCCGCGCCTTCTCCGGCGCAGTTATAAACCCCGTAATCGGCTTTTTTATCTATCACGTTTTTTATTGTGTTCGCCAAGTCGAAAGTATATGTCGGGCTTCCAACGGTATCATCAAGGGCAAATATCTCGGTTCTGCCCGATTTTATCTGGTTATAAATGAGGTTTATGAATTTCTTGTCCTTCCCCGGCCCGCCACCCATCATCCAACTTGCCCGGAATGTCCATACCTTATCGTAATTTTTAAGTGCCATTTCAGAAAAATACTTGCTCCGACCATAATTATTTATTGGGTTTGGAATATCATAATCATCATAGGAAAAAGATATTCTTTTGCCGTCGAATATCCCCGCAGTGCTTATAAATACCATTGGGATAGCGAGTTGTCTTGCCAATAGCATCACATTGACAGTACCGGTATGATTGGTCATATACGCATCAGCCGGATACCTTTCGCAATATTCAAGGTCGGTCAAGGCGGCGAGGTGCATTATGAGTTCGGGCTTGAGATCTCCGTAAGCCATCACTTGCTTATAATCCCTGACATCTAAGGTATCGATGTCGGTCAATATCAAGTCATCATCCTTGAACACTTCCTTTACCGCGCTTCCGAGCATCCCGTTGCCGCCGGTCACTAATATTTTAGACATTTGGTTATCTCCCCATAAACTCTTGCTGTCGTTATCTTCCAATCCCAGGTTTGCGCCCATCTTATCGCATCCCTTCGCATTATGTCATAATATTTGAAAGATGTAATAAAGTGCGCGAAGTCCTCGATTGACTTGGCGCAATACCATCCCTTCGGCTTGATATATTCCATTACCGGCAGGTCGAAGGCAATCATCGGACATCCGCAGGCCATCACCTCAACGGGAGCCATCGAGAAATGGTCATATTTAACCGGCGTGGGATAAAGGACGAATTTGCTCTGTCTATAAACATCGAAGCGTTCATTACCCATATAGCCCAGATAAATAACGCTTTCCTTGCCTTTCATCCAATTAAAGAGTTTCACTTCTTCCGTATCTCCTGCGCCGATGATGGCAAGTTTCGCATCGGGCTTTTCTTTTATCACTAAATCCCAAATGGCTATAAGTTCATCTATTCCTTTTGTATAATGAAGCCGTCCGCAGAATACTGCGTCATACATCTTCGGCTTATTGTCATCTCCGGCCAAAGATAAATCAACCCCGCCGTTGACTTCGATTATCTTCTTACCTTTGAAACCCCACGACAGGGAGCCATTCGTGACACAGACTACATCCGCATATTTATTGATGAGCCAGCGAGTTAATTTCTGCGACCAGTAATAAATCTTATTTTCCTTAGGAGCGTAAAGATAGAAACCTGCGACCCACTTATTGCCTTTTAATTTAAGTATAAAAGCAGGTAAACTGTCAGGCCAGAAGTCGCTCGCCGAATAGATGAAGTCATATCTCCTGCCGCAAAATATGGCCTGACAGCAACCAATTAGCACTCGGTTGATATAGCAAATTGTGAAGGGCTTGAATTCCACGCCCATCTTATCCCATACCTCAACCTCCTTCCAATTTTCGGCGAAATGCAAGTAGATATTATCACTTCCCGATAAACCGTCTTTATAACGCGCGTTGGCAATGATGAGGATTTTCATATTGAAGGAGGATTATCCCCATCAAATCCATCGTCCTGTCTTGGATTTAAAGATATTTTTTTTCCACATTTCTTAAGACGATTTTCATCAACATATTCCCAATCAGGACGTTTTCCTTCTTTAGTTAACTTTTGCGGAGTTATCCCATATTGATTACATCCTGTAAAATACTCAACACGCGCCATAATTATTCCTTCAAATCCCGTAATAATATCTTTTACTTTATTACCCAACTCAAACTTAAACATACCTCCTCCTTTTATTTTTGGGCTTTCACCCAGTTAAACGCATTGAATATATTGATTATGGGTATCTTGTTAAGTGCCTCATTTAATTTAAGCCAACCGAACTTTGATGGAAACCAGGCATATTTTCGGCACTCTATATTCTTAAATCCTGTCATCTTCAGTATCTTGATGAGTTTCGCGCGTGAGAACATATATTTCTCGGCAGTCCATCTTCTCTCACATTTACTTCTTCTTAACCACCGCCAGAAGTAGAGGCAGTAGAAGAACGGGTTAAAAGGATTCGGTTCAATTATGATTATCTGTCCGCCGATTTTCAGGCTACCATAGGCGGTTAACAGGATAAATGCTTTGTCGGTAAGATCGTTATAATGCAGGACGCAGGACAATAGGAATTTATCGACTTTCTCTGCCGGTGCGGGATTTGATGATTTCCTATCCGTATAATAAACTTTACATCCCATATTATTTAATGGGGATATAAACCTGCCATCCCCGCAGCCGAAATCCCAGACCACATCGCCTTTCTTAAGACCTGCGAATGCGAAGAATTTATTTAATTCTATTTCTGCTGGCTTCAATTATCCGCTCCTTGATTATGGTGCTGCTGATACCTTCTGTTAGTGGTAGGTAGCAATCCGCACCTTTGCGTTGGTGTTCCATGGAATCGAAGATAAAATCATAACATTCATGCGAGGGAAGCTCGAAAGTGTCCTGCAATATAACATCCTTGACATATTTCAAGCTCCGTATTATCTCCATTCTGTCCTGTTCATACATGACAGGAGATTCGCCTTTATATTTCTTGATGCAATCATCCGACATCACGCCCACCGTGAGATCATTGCACATAAACCAGCATTTCCTTATGAAGTTTATATGCCCAACGTGAAGTATATCTGCCGCTACCGCGCAATATCCCTTGCTCATATTTCACTCCTTATCCTTACAAGTCGCCCAGACCAATGCGATTACCCATCCAATCAGTGTCCATCCGAGAAGCAGGTTCAGTATGAGTATCGCGTTATAATTCCTTTTCTTCCTTCCCACGATAGCGGGCAGGAAATAAAGACAGCCCATTATAACCAATGCCGCTAACCCTATCAACATATCCATTTCAGTCTCCTTTGTTTCTTACTTGATAGAACTCCTGCCTTTCCTTGTCTAATATAGCTAAAGCCTGGCAAAGCCAGAGTTTCTTATACTCGGCTAAATGTAGAGCATAAATTGCGAACATGAATATCGCCTTGAATACATCGATTGTAGTGATGACATAAAACATAATCGGAAGTATGCCGAAGATTATCCCTATTACGATGAAGTAGCGCACCGTGCCAAAGATAAGCCCGATCCACGATGATGTCGGGTCAATGATATTCTTTAGTGCCTTGTTAAGCAAAGTCGGTTTCATATCCATATATTTACGGAACAACTCATTGCCGGTATAGCTGTCAAACCCGAAAGTACTATTGTAGTGAAAGCTGATTACGTTCAAGGCGGCATTTGACACAAAGAATATCACGATGATTAAAGGCGGCATCCCCGTGCCTACCGCTATCGCGCCCATTATTCCGTTCTGCTTTATAATGTCGCCGAATGTATCTATCCACTTTCCGGCAGGAGTATAACCGCTTGTAGCCTTCGCAACATCGCCATCCGCATAATCGAGCATAGCCGATAATCCACAGACGAGGAGGGCAAGCCAGAACCGGCCTATCGCAAAGAAATATCCCGCGCCGAAGGTCATAAAGAATATGTTGAATACCGTAATCTGATTAGCCGTGATATGCGCCTTGATGAAGAACCGGACTATCGGGCGACTGATGTTTTTATAGAATTGCTTGGAATATTCTTTCATGATGGTTTTTCCGTAGAGCATACAATATAACCATATTTTCTAAAACAATCGAGGCATTTAGCAATTTTATCAAATTCCTTATCTTGACCTTTCTTCCAACTATATTGACCTATTTTTTTACAGAATGGACATTTACGATAATATTTTTTCATATCAACCTCCCTTTTTTTAATATTGCTTTCCAAGTGAAATATATTTCATTCTGTATCATTACTATCGGGATGAACGCCCTGCCCGCGCGGATATAAATAATCAGCTTTACTAACCATGTCGGCAGCAATTCCCATGTTACATTGCCTAATGGGATAACGACCATCGGCTTATGGTAGATGTCATAGAAGAAATTCCCCCTATTGCCGGTATGATACTGGAGCATCTCTCCGCGTTCAATCTTCGGCACATCAGCCAAAGTCAGATAACCGAATTTAATCGCATGATTTATTATCTTCGCCTTCGGGAAATAAAGCAATTCATAACAATTGACAACATCGGGTTTTAATTCCGAATAGAATACTGTCGAGAAGTCATTGGTCATCTCGCTCTCATAGGGAAGGCCGAAGATATGGTCTATCATCAATTTCATATTGTATTTCTTGATGAGTGCGCAAGCGGCCTTTATCTCATCATTAGTTTCAGGCCGGTTAAGAATATCCTTCCTCAACTGCTCGGCGCCGGTCTGGATGCCTATCCATACCATCTCGCAACCCATTTCCTTGAGGGTCTTAATAATCTCCTCATCCAGAAATTTAGGATGCCCAAAACAGCAAAAAGGCAGGTTAATGGCAGAATTATAAGCAATAGCAAAAGCACGTAGCCACTCACGATCAACACAAAGAATATCATCCACAAATAAGACATATTTCATTCCCCTTTCTTTTAGATATTTCAGTTCTTTTATGCAACCTTCGACCGAACGCTTTATCAGTTTGCGGTCATAATGTTTTCTCAATTCCTCGTTTGCGCAATAACTACACGCATAGGGACAGCCGAACGATGTCATGAATAACTGGTATTTCCTATGGTAGCTCGGAAGTTCCTTGAAGAATATATCCCTGTCCGGCCAGAGATTATCAGGGTCGAACACTCCACCAAAATGCTCAACCCCATCGCCTACAATTACCTCATCAATAAATGAATGGCTCTTGACTTCATCGGGAACGAGCGTCGAATGCACACCGCCGAAGATTATCTTTGTTGTCGGCAATTTCTTTTTAATCCTCTCGGCCATCTGTAAATTCCAACGATAAGTTGCCGTTACGAGAGAAAATAAAACTTTATCGGGATTGAATTTCTCTATTTTGTGAATGATATAATTATCAAGGCTCAATAATCTCGCCAAGAATTTATTCCTTGCGTAACCTCTGTCAAATTGTCTTGGGCTAAAGAACAGCCGGACATCGTGGCCTTGTTTTTTAAGATGGGTTATAATATAGGCGGGCCCTAATTGAATATCCTCACAACATACAAACGCTATTTTCAAAATTCCCTCATTATGGTTTGTGCGTTCCGTTCGGTGAAATGCTCCTGCGCATATCTTATCGTTATCTCCCTGAATGTTTTTAATTTTTTCCTATCTGAAGCCAATACCGCGATATGATACTTAAAATATTTAGGAGCAGGTTTCGTTATAATCCCGAAACCGCCGACCTGTTCCGGCAATGCACCCTTGTCGCTTACTATCACCACACACCCGCAAGCCGCGCCTTCCACCACAATCCGGTTAGGAGACTCATTGTAGACAGAAGGCACAACGAGAACATCAGCCATCTGATAATGGCGCGGCAGGTCTTCGTATTTAACATCTTCAACATATTCAAAGTCCACCTCCCATAACTCTTTTTCGACTTCCTGAATTATATGCTTACCTTTTTCTGGTATCGGGCGACCTACGAACAAAACTTTCAGATGTGCGTTCTCATGCTCAATTGGGAAGAATTTCGTCTGATCTACCCAATGCGTGAATAGCTCTGTTTTGCGCCATTGGATGCCGGTATAATATAGGTCATTGCGGGAAATGTTGCTCTCGCAGAATATCATGTCAGCCTGTCTTAATACCAATCCAGATATTACCGAAAAGAACGGCCTGTCCTTGAAATTATAGATAGCAAGAGGAATGATGAGCAACCTTGTCCTAAATATGGACTTGAGTAATACTCCAGTCATGCCGGCAATAAGGCCAAGGGCAACGATGGTCTTGGTCCTGTTTCTCAGACACATGTTTAATCCCTTAAAGAACAACTCCGGGATGATGAATAGGGCCTTGCCGAAAGGCAGGCCTTTCCAATTCACGATTTTGCCCCTGATTGACACCAGGTTGACCGAATGGCTCTTGCGAGACTCATTCATCAAATCTGAAGCGAAAGTCTCAGCTCCGCCCAAATTTAAGGGCGAAAACGGCGTAATTACGAGGATTTGGCTACGCATAAGTAGATAATTCCCCTGATTAGGATTAAAGTTAACACAGCCAAAGCATAATGAGGCTTGGTGAAAAACCTTTTCCATTTCCCATTTTCTGTGAACACGCCCCAGCATCTCCATTTCCAGTCAAGTACCTTGTCGCCAGGATTGTGCATAGCGAACCTATCCATAGATCGGGCATAATAACTTTTCTTCCGAAGCCACTGCCAAAGAGATACGTTCTCATAATGATATACGCAGGATTTGCTTATTGTTTTGCCACCTTGTATCCTTCTATCCCAATCGCTGTCTTCCGGTCCCGAAAGTTCCTCCGAAAATTTAGGGCATTGATAAGCACGCACGAACCGGCATACATCTACGGGAGTGCTGATATAGAATTGTCTCTCCCAATTCCTCAATTTGGCAAACCAGTCATCGCCCATTACAATTTCAGGGATATAGATACCGCCGAAATATTTTATGCGGTTGACACAGTCGGCTATCATATCGTGCTGGACACGTTGGTCGCTGTCAATGAATAATAGATATTGCCCTTTTGCCTTACCTATACCTATATTGCGCTGAATAGAACGCTCTTTATTTTCGCAGATTATAAATATCTCTACATTTTTATAAGTAGAACGCCTAATGCTTTCAGCACATTCATGCGCAGACATTGCTTCTTTTAAAGTTGTCGGGATGATAATAGAAACCATATCCTTAATCATGCGCTTTTCCTACTTCAAAAAATTGCCCCGCCCTATCACAGATCTTCTGCCCTATCCTGAAATAATATTTTATATCCTCGATGCTTCTTACCTGTATTAACTTCCGCAGGATGAATTCCGGATGCCAGGCGATATTATAAATCCCGTCTCTTAAAGCGAATAACTGTTTGGTTGAATAAGGAATTTTCATTACTGGCTCACTCATGTCATAACGCGACCAATCCTCCGTCAATAAGAGATTGTTTTCCTTGCAGTATTTCCAGAGCGGGGTTATGGGATATGGAATACAGATAGTCGCTTGAGCTGAAAAGGCCCATCCCTTCTTTAAGAGCCAGCGCGTCATATTATAAGTCCTCTTGGCTTCCTCATAACTTTCCCAGGGATAACCGAACATAACGGCCAGATGGCTTTGTAACCCCGCGGCTTTGGCAAGTATCAAATCCTGCATAATAGATTTAACCTGATAGCCCTTGTTTAATTTATCAAGCGTAACCTGATTGACGCTCTCCATTCCCCATAGTATCATCCTAAAACCCGCTTTGCTCATCAGTTTAAAATCATCGACACTCAACGCACCGAAGCGCATATTAGCTCCGAAGGAAATGTAATCCCCATATTTGCGATAGATGACTTTCTCGCAGAACTCCCGCAGCCAGTCGCCGGTAGGAAATGTCCCGCTGTCATCGAATATCTCCTTGAAACCGGCCTCTATCAAAAGCTCGACTTCTTTTAAGACCTCATCGACAGGACGCACAAAATAATCTTTATGATATTCGGCCCAAGAACAAAAGGAACATTTGCCATGCCAGCAATCCTGCGCCGACATGATATAAGTTGCAGGGATATATTTGAAGTTCCCATTCTTATAAGCATAGAGCCACCAGCGCGTCAGATTGCGGTCTATCAATGGCAAATTACCTTCCCAATCATTGCAGGTCACGATTTTAAAGACATCCTTATACCATTTGCCGCCGCAGACAATATGATCTACTTTGCAGTTTATCTTGTTTTCATCCGGCAATGCGCTGACATGTTCGCCACAAAGGATATGTTTTATTGATGGCATGATGTCCTTGAAGCCGTTGATAATCTCCCAGTATCGCTTGATTACAGGCGTGGATGCCTCATAGACGATATAATCAGGGTTATATTGGATTATGATGCGGCCAAAGTCCACCTCGCTTAATTCCTCCGCAATGCAATCAAGCCAGAGGACTTGATGTCCTTTCATAGCTAACATTGTTGCCGCGATTGCGGGAATTATGGGATATGCGAAGAATGGATCAGGTAAAAATTGCACTTGTCTATTTTGTCCGCCTGTCAAATATCCTTTCGGGTTTGTCATGGGCGGCCATGCGATAATTATTTTCATATTATTTCCTTTATTTTCTTACAGACTTCCTTTGCTTCATCAATTTCTATTTTCATCGGCAGACTCAGGATCTCTTTGCATACCTTTTCGGTAACGGGCAAATGTATCTCCTGTTTATATGCCAGCTGCAAATGGCACGGGACGGGATAGTGTATCTGCGCGCCCAAGACCTTGACCAGCTCATCGCGCTTCTTATGCCGGATGACATATTGATGGAATGTGCCTTTAAGTTCGGGAAGTATCAGATCCGTATCCTTCAAATTTTCCCAATAGAATGTCGCCAAGTCCCATCTTCGTTTTAATTCCTTATCGAGATATTTAAGTTTCACGCGCAAGACCGCCGCCTGTATCTCATCGAGGCGGGAGTTTATTCCATCTATCTTGCTGATGAAACGTTCCTCGTAGCCGTATTCCCTCATTGCTCTGACTTTATGGGCGAGAGTCCTGCTGTCAGTTATCACGCAACCTCCATCACCGATACCGCCGAGATTCTTTGTGGGATAGAATGAATAAGCTCCGGCTTTGCCATAAAGGTTGCCTGCACCTACCGACTGCGCGCAATCTTCAACGATAGGCAACCCGAACTTCCCAATCTGCGCCATATCGCACATCCCGCCGTAAAGATGGACAGGGACTATCGCCTTTGTTTTCTTGGTCGGTTTGATCAAGTCAGGGTTGATCAGGTAACTCCTCTCCTCGATGTCCGTATAGATAGGCATTGCCCCTGTCATCCTGATAGCGCAGATTGTCGCTGATGAAGTATGCGATACTGTGATAACCTCATCGCCTTGGCCTATGCCGAGGGCTTTAA